GAACACAATCTCCTGCCCCGCCTCATATGCCGCATTGATCTCCGCGACCGTCTTGTCCATCGTGCCGCTGAAATCCTGTGCTGTCGGGGTCAGAGTGACGATATAGCGTTCGCCGCCCGAGCCGCCGCCTTCGGACTTCGGCACAGCCTTGTTGATCGCGGCGCGGAAGCCATCAGACACGGACACCTCAAGCGGCTCGATGAGCAGACGCACGATGTCGTTTGCGCTTGCACCCGACAGCACGATCTTCCCTGCGTTTTCTGCAACGGAGTAGTCTCCAACGGTGATACCGCTGTCTGCCGTGATGCTTTCCTTATAGGCGACAGCTTCGCCGTTCACCTCAAGCGTGACAAGGTACTGCCCGTCCGTCAAATGGGCGTTCTGCGTAAACGTCGCGCCGTTCGATGTTGCCTTGACCGTATCGTCAACAACAGGCATGCTGACCTTGACGATGTACCCGGTCGTGGATTCAAGCGTGCTGCCTTTTGCGTAAGTCTTTCTATCTTGCATTGTTTTCTCCTTTACAAGATGAGGGGAGTATGGTACTCCCCTCTATAGTCAGTTATGATTAGGATGCGACAACCGTGGAGCTGATGTCCGACGGATACGGCTTGGATGCGTCGTACACAACCGTCTTGATCGTGCTTCCGACAGGCGCGTCGGTAGACGGAACGGTGATGTTGGACGAACCCGTAATCGTGACCGCGCTCTTGCTGTAACGCGGATCGGTGCCATCGACCGTGTACTTGACGGTCTTGCCGCCGGGATTGATGACACGCGCCGTAGATGCCGCGATAGCCGTTGCTCTCTGCGAGGACGCAAGCAGCGCGTAAACGCCCATTGCGTACTTGCCGACAACAAACGCACCGTAACGGTAACGCATATTGATCAGGACACCCGACAGATTCTCCGGCTTCTCATGGATATCCGCATCGGTGATCGTCTGCGGATTGACAACGGCTCTCTTCCACCACGCGAGAACGTGGCAGCCCGTCGGCATATCGCCGTGCGGCACTTCGATGAGGTTCAGCGTTCCGACACGACCGACAACGCCCTTGAACAGCATACGATCCGTCACGTTGTCGAGGTTCGTCAGCGCGGAGCGAATGTACGGGAACAGATTTGCGTCAACCGCCGCAAAGCGTTCGGTTGCAGGGATACGCGCGTTCTTGAACGCCGCTTCGATCTGAAGCAGGTCACCAAGGATCGCCGCACCGTTGTCATCGTCGGTGACCGTGCCGTACTGACCTGCGTTCTTCGCCCACTCGTTGAGCGCAAACTGTTCAAGCTCCGGCTTGACCTGCTCGTTCATTTCGTCCTTGATCACCGCACCTGCGGTCTTCAGCATCATGCCCTCTTTGAAATTGCCCTTGTCAATGGTCAGAGCAACGGAGCGATCCTTCTGAAGCTCAAGGTACTGCTGTTCGTCCTGAACCTCGTTCTGTCCACCGAAGCGGTTGCCCGTGGTGTTGCGGTTGTAGTCCGTAAGCGGCACGGTCTTCACAGAGGTCAGATAGATGCCCTTCACGCCGTTCCACTCATATTCCGTGGAGGTCTTGCCGGACAGGACATTTACGTAGTCAAGTGCCTCGGTCAGCTTGCCGCGGTACTTGGTCATCAGATTGATTGGCATGTTTGTTTTTTGTCAGCGGATCAGCTACCAAACAATCCCTGAAGGAATTGATCATCGCCGTCGGAACTTCTACCGTTCAAGCTGCCCGTTGACTTCTCCTTGTTTTTCAAATTTCTTTCTTCGACGGCGGTCTTCTTCTGTGCTTCTTTAAGCTGTGAAATCTCATAGTCCTTCAGCGCAAGCAACGGGGATTTCCCTGCGGCAACGGCTGCCAGCACGCTCTGTGGAATGGAGTCCTTTGTCATATCGGGGTACTCCTTCAATGCTTCAGCCCACGCCTTCTCCTCTGCGCTGCTCTCGTCTGCCTTGGCAAGATTCTGCTTCTTTGCCGCTCTTGCTTCGGCAAGTTCCTTGATGATGCTGTTCGGTAAGTTCGGATTCTCACGACGCACCTCGGCTTCCGCAGCCGATAAGGTATCCGCGTCTTCTTTGTCCAACACAAACTTCGCATACTGCTCGACGCTCATCCCTTCCTTGTCAGCGGCTTTCTTCAGGACTTTGTACATATTCCCTTGCCGCATGCTGTCAAGCTCGGACATAACGTGATCGTAGTTCATCCCCTTTTGTACATAGGTGGGAATATCTTCCTTCGATACCTTCGTTTCCTTGCCGTTGTACTTGACCGTCAAGCCGTCATCTTCCTGTTCTTCGACGGGTTTCTCTTCCTCGTCTTCGGTGTCATCGTCCCATTCAAGGTCATCGTCACCGAACATCGTTTCTTCCTGTTCAAGAGTGGTTTCCTCTTCAAACATTCGGCATTCCTTCCTGTGCTATGGTTGGCACATTTGTATTTCCCATCGGCACATTGCCGTAAGGATTCAGTAATTCGCCGTCTATCGGCGTTTCATTCGGATACGGATTCATCTGCATCTGCGCTTCCATCTCATCGCACCATTGCAAGAGCTTCGCCTTGCCGGGAACGTACTTGTCGGGAACGATCTCAATGTACAAACGGAACTTGCGCGGATCGTCCATGATGCCGCTTGTGAACAGGCTGTTCAGCGCATCCATCTGCGTGATCTCGCTCCACATGGATGCCGCACCGATGTCCACGTTGATGCGTAGGTTCTCGCCGGACAGCTCATCGAAATTGAACGGGATCTGCTCGTCGATCATCTTGCCCGTCATCTTGTCCCTGACGGAATGCTCCACATACCGCGTTCCGTAATACGCATGCATCATATCCACGATGATCCGCACGATGTCCTCGATGAAGCCGTTGTACGCCTGTCGCGTCAGCTCCAACGGAACGGTGTCAGCGTTCTGCAACGCGATGATCGCGGATGCGTTATCGGGACGCACATTACCGCTCGATGCGTCGTTCGTACCCATGAAGTCTCGCGTGTAGGTAATGACCTCACCGATGACATTGCTGATTGACGGATTCGTCTGCGCTCCGTCAATGTATGCCGCGTACTTGCGGACATCATCGGGATTCCCTGCGACCTTGATGACCTTGCCGGGTTCTCCGTTCCAGTTCTTGATAAACTGCCCGTTGACGATCAGCGTGTGGAAACCAAGCCGCTCGATCTCATAGAGCATTCCGGCATACGCCTTGTTGATTGCAACCTGATTCGGAATCATATCCGTCAGCGCAGCTCTGCCGTGCATACTGTTCCGCTGTCTCTCCCACGGCAACCATGCGACCGGATACCGCGTCAGATCGGTGTCCCACTCCTTGCGGACGATGACCTTTTCCGTTGCTTCAAGCGCGTGGATCGTGCCTTCTTTGCGGAAGAACACGCACAGCAGCGTGACGAGCTTGCCGCCATCGCCCTGTTCTCCCTGATGTGTATCGTCATCTGCTACGATCTCGTCAATGTCCTTCGCGCCGTAATGCTCCGCGCGTTCGCGGACTTCATCGACCGGGAGTCTCCGTGCAACGATGATGTACTGCTGATCCTGTACGTTAATCGTGTGTGGATTCTCAAAGATGACATTGATGTTGTCGGTCAGTTCGACCTTGATCATGCCCTTTGCATCCTGTCCCGTCGGTGCTTCGTCATCCCAATACAGGGTGACGCATCCGTCACCGTCAACCGCCGCATTCCGCAGAGCCTGTTTGCCGTTCTGCTTCACGCTGCACAGTTCAAGAACCTTATCAACCTCGTTCGACAGGATCTTCGCTCTCTCTTCGGACGCATCGTCCTTCAGGAACGGAGTGATGTTCGCAGCAATATCGTCAGCGCAGATCTTCGCAACAAGCATCGATACCGTGCGCTTCAGCACGTTCAGCACAGGCTTCGGAATGTTCGGCGCGTCAAGTCCATGCCATTGGTCACCAACGTAGAACCGCTCGTTGTCCTCGACCGTTTCGTACAGACCGATGCTCGACTTGTAATTCCGTCCGGCATCATATGCCTTCCAAATCTCTTCGGGCTTCGTGTAATCGATCATTTGCCACTCCTATAATCCATAAGCGCGGAAAACTGTCTGTCGCGCTCTTTCTGCTCATCGCTCTGCTCGTCTACGACAGGCTTCTGCCGCAGCTTCAGCGTGTTCCGTACGGTCAGTACGCCGATCACGCCGATCAGAATCCCACCAATCAAAAATGCAAGTTCCATCAATGCCCCCATGCAAAGAAATCGTTTATCTGTTCTTCTTCCGTCGGCGGTTCGTCATAGTCTCGCACCGTCGGCATCTCCGGCGGCAGCGGTCTTCCTGCACAGAACGCCCTCAATGAATCCGGCAGATGCGTCAGTTCGTGCGGTTCGTTCGCCGCGTCGTTCGGTTTCTTCTCGTCCTTCTGAATTGCTTTCAAGCACCGCATAAGGTTCGGTGCCGTTCCTCTTAATATCTGCAAACGAGCCGTCAGTTTCTTTTCGCCTGTCTGCTCGTTGTACTCATCGACAGGACGCAACCACTCTTTGACATCGAGCCAACCCTGCACACGGTCATTGCTCGTTCTGATCAGCGGCAGCCCCATCTCCATGAATATCTCTGCCGTTGAGCGTCCTGTGTCTCTATTGCGATTCCACAGATCGGGAGGGGCATATACGCCTTCGATTCTCTCCCGACCACTCGCCGCAAGGATCGCCTGTGCCGCGTCGTGTACGATCAATCCGCTCTTGTAAAGCTCTCTGTACACCGTCACGCGTCCTGACAGGTCGATTCCGTACCATATCGCCGCGAGCGCGTCCAATCCGTAGTCGATACTTATGTACCGCTGTATCGGCTCTACAAGCGGTCTGTCCGTCAAGTGAATCGCGTCCTTGACTTCGGGGAAGAACGCGCCGCCGGGAACGGTCAACGCTTCTTCAGGCGTAGCTGGGTATTCTGCCATCAGAAGGTCTTCGCCTATCGCGTTACGCGTCTGCCGATACCACTCATCCGTTCTGCGAGGATCTGCGTACCAAGGGATGAAGATCTTGTTGAATCCGTTGTCCTCTCCTACCCACAGTTCCTCAAACAGCGATCCACGCTTGATGGTTGACAGCCCTATGACCTTGCCGCCTGTCGGTCGGTTGATCGTCGGATACGCCGCGCCCCATATCTCTCGCGCATACTGTTGGAACGCCCACTCGTCAAGAATGACAAGGTTTGCCGTGAACGATCGACCAGCACCCGGTGCCGCAGGGAACGCCTTGATCACGCTTTGCAATC